AAGGCACATCAAATTCAGTTTTTGGAATTTCTGCTACTGGTAATTTAGCTTTTGGCTTAATTCCCGCACCATATTTTAAACCTAATCCACCACCAATAGCCTCAGCACCACCTAATAATCTTTCTCCAATAGAGGAATCTGGTTTTAATAAATTATATCCACCTTCAGCTACTAATGGAGCAGAACCAACTTTAACAGCAGTATTTAATCCTTTTGCCAAACCAGATAATCCCATTTTAGCAGCAGTACTAGCACCACCTGTTGCTAAAGTCATTCCAATATTTAATGGACTAGTTAATCCTGAAGATAAATCAGAACCAATACCACGAACTTTCTCTTGAAAATCTGGTAAGATATTTGATTTGGGAACAATAACATTTCCAATAGCGCGCATGAATTCTGGTGAGATTAATCCCTTATTAAGATAATCCCATGCAGAACCAATAATTCCTTTTGATTCTTTTGGAGGAGTAATTTCTTTAGTTGGTTCTTCTAATCCAACAGGATTACCATTATCATCTAAATAAACTGGCTTTGATGGATTACCCTGTTCATCTAGATATTGCTGCATTATTGAGCCACCCAACCTTTACCATCCCAAACACCAATTTTACCATTTGGAAATGTTTTCTTATCTCCGACTTTATGAATATTAACATTTGATAAATTTGGATTAACTGTTACAGATTGATTTTGATTAGTTGGAGTAGTTGTTCTTGTAACCGTAGTAGCTGGAGGCTTAATTGATTGTAACAAATAGTTCCGAATTTCATCATAAGTTTTCTGATCTGGTCCTGTTGGTTTTCCACTCCACCAACTAGTTCCAGGTTTAACAATTTCAATATCACCAGTATTAGCATCAACAGTTACAAAATCAGCCCATTCAGGTTTATCAATCTTTAACTGCTTAACTCTATTTTCTAATGCTACTTTCTGTTGACTAGGTAACATACTTGTAGATGATGAACTACCTGATGGAGTAGCTTTTGTAGTTCTTGCTTGTTCTCCGCGCGCTATAATTTGCTTATCTTCAATTGCTCCGCGTTGATTGATTAAATCAGATTGAACATCTCCTGATGCTTCGATTCTTGTAATAGCAGCATCTAGTTGCAGATTAATCTTATCTAAATCACTAAGCATACCAGATGCAATTCCAGTATCAATTTTCTTAGTTGGATCAATTGGATTAACAGCAAATACATTCCCACCGCGTTCAGTTACAAATTTCCATGTAGGATTATCTTGTTTGAATCTAAGAATCTCAGTTCTCTTTTGCTGATCTTCAAGTTTCCTGATATTTATTAATTCTGTTTCTCTATTCCTTCTTTCTAATTCTTCTTGCCTTCTAATTGCCAATTCATTAGTTCTTGTATTCTGAGCAAACATTCTTTCTTGAGTATTAGCCAATCTTTCATTATCTGCTGCTTGTTGTGCAGGTGTAATTCTATCTTTCCAGGATTTCATTTTATCTTCATAACCTGGATACATTACACCACCAAATGCTTGTTGCCCACCACCACTACCGAATGCATCAGCAAGAGTTCCAAGAGCAACAGCACTAATTTTACGACCTAATCCAGCTTTTGGCTTTTCAGGATATTCATTCATTAAAGCATTAAATCTTGCATTTGCTGAAGTTTCTGGTTGATACTCAAATTGATCCTCTGGCCTAAATTGTGGGGGCATTTCTGGTGCTTTAGATTCAGGATATGGTGCTAAACCATTAAAACTATTAATCAATTCTTCATTAGAAATTGGTTCTTGATCAATATTATATGGTCCACTTCTATTAGGATCTAGGCCACCAAAATTCATATAGGAATCATCAGGTTGTGAATTATCAAACATATTCCTAATACGATTTCGATTAAAAAGAGAAGTAAAGTCCATAATTACTTCACCTTTCCTTTAGCAGCAGCTAGAGTAACACCCATCACATCAGCTAAATGTAATGTTTTTCCATCTCCAACACCAAAGATTCTCTTAAAATCTTCAGCCATTGGTCCCATATGTTTTGTTTTGTTACCCTTATATTTCCAGTTATATAGATTTAATTTCTTTAATCCTGCTAAAGCTCTAGTTCTATCAAGGGGTTCAATATCTTCTTTTAATTCTTTACTAGATACTGCCATTCCAACATAAGGTGCAGCAGTTCCAGCTACTTTTAATGCTTTTTCCCACCAAGGTGTTCCTTTTTGATTTTTACTTTGCTCAATTCGTTGCTGATTACCACCTAGATATTGATCACCAAACATATCAGGCATTCCTGGAGTAGTTCCATAAAGATTAGCCATACCTCCTGCGCGATTAAAATCTATTCCAGAACTTGCATTTCCAGAATTTAATAATCCAGATAAGCCAGCCATCTTACCTTGCTGCATCCTTTCTTGAATCATACCTTCAGCATTAACTGATGCATCTGATAAACCATAACCTAAATCTCTATTCATCTTAGATTGAGCAGCAGCAAAATTTGGACTAGCACCTCCTAATGATCTGCTACGATTTAATTCTGATTGCGCTCTACCAAATACTGCTCTTGTTGGTGCTAATGCTCTAGCTCTTACTGCATCAGGATTAAATCCTCCAGTATCAGCCATTGACTGAAAACCACCAGCAGCACTATTAATATAACCTTGGCCTTGTTGACCAGCAGTTTTATACTGGTCCATAATATTACCATAATCTAGTTTAGCCCGGTCTACTGATTCATTATAATTCTTCTGTGTTTGATCAGTAAATTGATTAGTGCTAGTTTCAACTCTCTGTCTTTGAGCTTCTTTTGCACGACCAGCATCGCCTTTTGCCATGATTATAACTCCAAAACTAATGCATTACCTTTTGTTGATTTAAAACCATGCTTCTTTAATCTTCTTAACCAAGATTCATTTCCTTGCACAAAACAATGAAGTTGATCATAGCCTTCTACAGCAACCTGTAAACTTAATGCAGTTAATAATTTCTCTAATGCTTCATATCTATCTTGAAGATTATAATTCATATTAGTAATTGCTACTGCTTCTACAATTAACTTATTTCCACCGAAAGTAATGATTTCCTTTTTACTATCCTCAACGATAAAAGTATTAAAAAACTTACTAAAATCAGGAAACTCGAACTGGTCTTTAAAAAATTTATTATGAAGTTCCCTAATTTTTTCCAAATCATATTCTTTTGCAAGTCTGATATTCATGTTAAAAATGTATGATTACCAATTAATCGAGTCATTGTTAATTTCTTTGCCCATTGCACATTACCAGAAGAATAAAGTGCATTTGTTAAATAATGATCTGCTCCACGAGTATTATCAAGAATATGATCTTGAATAATTCCTTTTGCAACCCAAATAGCTTGATTAATAAATATGTTATCAATAGGTTCACCTAATTTCATCTTATCTCCAAACTCTTTTAATACTGGAAGATTTGGATCATCTTCATTCCAACAAGAAAATTGTTTTGGAGCTAAACAAATTTCTTCATAAGTTTTATTTCTTCGCGCTACACGATTTCTAATTACACATGCAACAGCAATCTGACCTTGAATTGGCTCACCGCGTGATTCACCATAAATAGTTAATGCTAATACTTCTGTAGCAGTTAAATCCATGAATCACCATTGATAAAATAAACCATCTACTGGAGATTTGAAAACTCGATAAATTCCATAATCAGTATTAATAACTGGATTAACAACGCCCTCAACAGTTCCAGTTAAAGTTATGTTATTTGCTAGTGCATTACCAGATATATCCTTGAAAATTACCATTTTAGGAGCAAATACATATAGAGCTAATTCAAATGTAACTGGCGCGCTTGATGTATCTACTTCCCAAACTACAATTGCTCTTAGCGCGTCGAATTGAATTTGGATATTATTAAATGTTTCTATATCCAAGTCTTGTTTCTTTTTACCACCATCAATTATTCCAAGAATAGTTTGATAAGCAGCATTATTATCTTTCTGAAATTTACTCTTGACTAAAATTGCTTTTAGTTGAGCATAATTAACTAATGCCATAACTAAGCCGGATAATCAGTATACATTTCCTTAACAAAAACTATAATTGAGTTAATTCTCATTACCTCATCAATTTCATCTGTTGAGCCTTTTAATTTACCATATTGACTTATAAAGTTACTCAAACGCGTTTTTTCTCGCGAATCAGTTAAACTCATAGCAATTGGAACAAGAGTTTGGGTAAGAATATTATTATAACCTTGAAACTCCAAATCAAGATTTCCTGCACCAACTACTCTGATACGAGTAATACCAAAATGAATAATATTGCTTGAGCCCTGACCCATTATTTATCTCCTAAGAATGCTGTGATAAAAAATGGAGTAGGTAATTTAACTCCAACATCATTAGTTAATCCAGGAGTTACTTTTCTTAATCCACCACCAGAATTTTGATTAAGAACTAATACTGTAACATTTTCTCCAGGCGCGACAGTAATAGCAGTTATAGGTGATCCATTACTAACTAAATAAGTCGGAGATTGATTAGTAATTGGTAATGGAAATTCTTCTACATCATATAGAGTTCCAGGAATTAATCCACTAAATACCCGCGCGTTTTCTGATAATAATGTCCATGTAGATGGTGATAAAGTATTACTTCTAAAATTAAATACTGTAACTAAATCTAATGGATCTGTAACTTTTGCTACAGTAATAGTTCCCTTTTGAGTATTAGTTACTGTTACTGTAACTGTTTCTCCAACAGCTACTGAAATATTTGTATTATCATCTAATGGATCATTACTAACATCATAAGTTGTTATAAAATCTGAATCTGGAGTTTCTACAATTGAATATCCACTACCTGCTGGAACATTTAAATAAGTTTGACTACCACCATCTATTAATGAAAATGTTCCAGGTGCTAATCCACCACCAGCAGTAAAATCAAAACTATCAATTAATCCAGTTGGATCAGTTACTTTATTTACAATTATTGTTCCAGTTGCTGCTGCTCCAGTTCTAACAATCCAGAATGGACAACTAAAACTTACTCCAAATCTACTAATAGGAGTTGCAGTTTCTGCCGCGCGATAAGTTCCTGTTTCATAATGAATCTGTTCAACTTCAGCTAATGTAGAACCATCTGATATTTTAATATTCCTAAATACTACATGCTGCGGACTAACCGCTGGCAAATGAAACATAATCCAAAAACTATCTGGATTATCAACTGCTTGGGCAAGCCTAGGAAATGTTGATGCGGGATAACCAATTACTCCAATATTGTAAGTATTAAGTAATGCCCCAGCAGTAGAGAACTGTTTTACAAGAACATCTAATGCAGGATTACTTGGAAAATATAATGCTAATAAGGTATCATCATCTAAATAAAGTAAATCACTACTATCATAACCTGCTAATGTAGCTACTAAATCTGGTCCTGCAATATCTAATACTAAATCCCACGTTTTAATTGCAATATCGGGGGCACCAGCAAATTGCCAGAAGTATAAAATCGTTCCAGCATTATTAGCTGCTAATGCCTTAACATTAGTATTACCAGTTAAGGTATAAGTAGTTCCACTAATTACTCCTAATGCTGATACCATACTAACAATAATAGCACCAGCACCTCCAGGATCTACTCCAACATAAAATTTATTTAATCCATGACAAGCACGAATTACACCAAATCCAAAATCCGTATCAAGTGCTAAATCTGCAATAAGAGCATAAGCACTATCAAATAATTTAGTACGAGTATTCCATGAATCAGAGACTAATACTTCACCACCAGGTAATATATCTGCTGCTTCTCCAGCGGGAAATGATAGAGCACCAACAAAAGTTAATACGTTATAATCATCTCCATCTATAGCTGATACAAGAACTAATGGAAATTTCTCAGTATCATCATTAACTGCAATACTTCCTAATGGAACTGCTTGATCAGGGGCTTCTTCAGCTTCAATTAATAATATAGCTGGAGTTGGATTTCCCGCGTTTGGAGTGAATCTTAACCAATAAGTATTACCAGCAACTACTCCAAATTGAACTGGTCTATTTTGAAAACTTGTTCCAGTATCAAGTAATTGAGTTATTCCAGCATCAGTATATACACGAGTTCGAGGTTTATAAGGATTAGCTAATGCACCAAATCCAAATAATCCAATTCCAACACTTCCTACTGGAGCAACAACAGTATACCATACATCATATGTAGTTCCTGCATCATGCACATCTTGACTTACAGATGCAGGTAATGCACCTAAGTCAATAGCAGTTCCAGCAGTTTGATTAGATGGAGCAGGCATTATGGAATTACTCCACTAAATCCAATATGAAGCACATTTATATTCAAAAATGCTATAGTTGTTGCGGCATCATTAAATGACCAAGGACACCATTTAATCTTTTCTGAATTTAATCCTTGATCATATACTCCAAGTAAAATTTTAAATGTAGGAATTACACAATATAATTTCTTATTGATTGAATCATTTAATATCTGTACTCTATCAAATTCATCTTTATCTAAAGCAAGCCAATAATCTTCAATCTTAAAAGTTAGTTCAGGATCAATAAAAGTTCCATTGAAAAGACAGATTCCAGAGAAATTAGCAATAATAATATACTCAATATTAATTCCTCCACTATCAAGTACTGTAGTTATACCATGAACTCCCGCGCCATTACCTTGATCAATAACTACAACATCCCATAATGCAGGTGCTTCTCCATTATCTGATGCTGCAATAGTCTTATATGCCTTGAATAGATAAAGGATATCTCTGTATTCCTGGCCGTTTGTTAAACTATTACCATCTAATGGAGCTACAATTAATCCATCTACAGCATTAAATGCTTCAGGTTCTCCTACATTAGATAATCTCGCGGTTGATGGTAAGGCAGATTCATCTAATGAAGGATCAACATTACCAACACCATAAAATCCACCAGCAACTAATCTGTCATGATAAGTAGTTAGAAAAACTGAAGCAGGAATTTCTGATAATAAATCTTCTAAAGCCGCTGCTGAATCAATTAATTCTGAATCAAACGCGCCAAGATCATTTAATGTAGTTTGAGTATTATTTGGAATTCTTCCATTTGATAAAAAGAATAATTCATAGTCAGTTGGGATTCCGCTATATTCACCAATAGGAATAGATTTTGATACAACTACATGCCTTGCTACTACAAATGTATCAGGCGATACTGGAATACCAGATAGATCAATCCAATGTGCTCCTGTAGCTTGAACTGTTGCTAAAGTATCTGGTCCAATCTGAGTTAAGAATCCTGTATCAGTTTCATAAACAATACCAAATACATGTATTCCTGCTTCAAAATTTGGGCCTGGTTGAGCAGTTCCTAAAGCAGCAGTTAATGTTGATCCAGTTGGTTGTAATCCAGCAGCCTTTCGCGCGGCATTTCCTAATCCTAAATAAACATATAAGAATTCTCCTTGTAAACCAATTTCTCCATCATGGGGTGAGATATATGCCCTATTTGCAACAGACTGAAATGCAAAGTCAGTCATTCCTACAATTGATAAAATTGGAGTAAATGGCGTCGGACTATCAGTATGATAAATATTACCTAAGTTATCAAGGATTAATAAACTTTGAACATTTTCTCTTACATAAGTATACATCCTAACAATATTATAAATTGTTAGTTCACCTGATACTGGTACTTCTTCTATTCCATCGCGCGTGCAAAATCCACCTTCAAAATAATCTAAATTGTCACAATCCGTGAAATGATCCAGTGGGCAAGATTCATCATCCCCACGCGACCATAAACCATTAAATTCTTCTATTCTAATTGCTTGGTGTCCGCGCATTTTAATTCACGAAATATTTACTATACTCAAGCCTATTCCAACAATGACTACAACAATATCTAATATTTCCAGCAATAGTTTTTAGAAAAGGCTTCATTCCATTATTGCAATTCTTTATTCCACATTCATAGCAATATATGATTTTAGCCACGATAATCAGTAAAGGTAGTTAAGATAATAATTACTGCAATAACAATACAAATTGCATAGAAAACTTTTGACCAAGGTTCCTTAGTAATAACTGTTGATAGAAGATAAGCAACAACAGAAAGAATAACTACTAGGATTCCTGTTCCTATTAAACTTTCAATTGTGGGTAATACAGCTTTTAAAGCAAACATATAATCCTTTCAAAATTGGCAGTTTTATTATGGGAAAACTACCAAAAACCAATCAATCATTAAATCCAGGGAGTTAATTTAATGACTAATTATTGTTATGCACCAGGAGGTGATGTAACAGTTAGTGCTGCTGTTCCTTCTGCATAGTTATTCCATGTATCAGTAGTTCCTCCACTATAACCATTAGAAATCTGAATCTCAGAAGCAATATTCTTAAACTGATTCAGTATAACATGGTTATTATTACCTTGGCCCGAAACTGCAATGGTAGAAACAACTTTGTTAGTTGAGCCAGAACCAGCAGTATAGAATCTACTTCCTTCAATTAAGCTCTGACTTAATGACATTTTAATATCATTAAGATTTGAGATAAATTGACAATTTTTAATCATCCATGCTAAGGGAACAGCAATTCCTGTTGAAATACCTTTAATTGCTGTATCTCCAAGAGATTCAAACCTACAATCTTCTATTAATACATGTCCACATCCACCAACATCTTCAATCCCAATACCATTTGCACCACCACCAACAAAGTAGCAGCCAACAAATGTTGCATGAGATCCATCCATATCTGCTGCTGTTTCAGCGCGAGATAATCTTACACAAGCAGAAGTAGCAACAGGAGCAAACATCATGTTATAGATTGACCATGATTGTTCACGCAATTTAAGTAATGGAGTTGTAGCTGCTGGACTTGCAGGAGATAACCAAGAAGCACCACCACCTGTAGCAACACCTGCATCAGTAGCTTGTCGTGGTCTATTACAAGCACCAACAATTGTTACATCAAATACATCCTGTGGTGCAACACATTGTTCCTTAATGACTCCATTAACAAGAATCATTCCATAATTTCCAACAACAGCTAATGCTTCTGCCATTGTAAGAAATGCACTATCCCATGATAATCCATCTCCAGATGCTCCACCATAGGTATCTACAAAGTATGTAATACCATTACCAATTGCCTGTGGAGCTAACTGACCACCATCAGAAAGTAATGCAAAAGTATTTCCAACGCGCTGTCCTTGTACTGCTTGTGTAAGACGCGCCCAAATAGAATCGATTGAATTAGTCGGCATTGTTATTCACCTTTCGGAGTTTTTGAATATAATTTGATTCAAAAACAAATAACTACTTTTTGGTTGTTAAACGTAATTCCTCATCTTTGCTCCGGCTCTAAATGGCCTTCTTCTAGTTTTTATAGCCTGACCTCCTTTTACAGAAATTCCTACAGTTCTATCTAATGCCATCACAGCAAATACATTCAAATCATCTGCTCTCTCTTTATCTTCTCCAATGAATTGAGCGCATAGTGCAGCAGTTCTATATTGCAAGAATGACTTACTATTGATTAAATTTATTGTCCCTGTAGAAGCAGTAATCTCTGGAAACAATGATTTAATATAATCAATCTTTATTTGGTTATCTTGACTTGATGCGAGGACTTTAATTTCTTGTTCTTGCCATACCCACCAAATAAAGTTAGTTAATAGAGTTCCTTCCATATAATGTGGAAGAAATTCTAATCTAGTCATTTGAATATATGGATCAGTTCCAGCAAGTTTTTCCCATACTTGTTGAATTTCAACTAATGCAATAGGTAGCGCGGGAGTAGTATTAAATCCTATTGAAGTTACTCCTGCTGGAATTGTCAACGCGCTTGATACAGCATTAGTAACTGGAATATTATTCTGCTCGAATGTTTCTTCCAATTCAGCTAAAGCCATATTTAAATAAGGTAATTGCGCTGCATAAGTAAATGATGTTAATGCAGAATCATTTAGTAATGCAGCTACCTTATTCATTACATCAGCAGCAGTCATGTATCACCTACTAAACAGCAAACTTTAATCCAAGTTCCTTAGCTTTTTCTGGATCAATAATTGCCTTGCAATTCCCACAAATTGGGTAATTTAAATTCACCAAACTACCACACGCCTTACAATTAATAAGACTTGGTAATCCAGAAAAATCACCAATCCAAGGTTTAGTCTTTGGATCAATATTCATTTCTTTTGCAGCTAGACGCGCTTCATCAGAAATTGCCATTGGATTACCATTAGTTCTTGCCCATAATCCATCGGCTGCTCTAATGCAATTTTCCCAATAAGCATTCTGCTTAGATCGCGCGAGAGCTAATTCTGCTGAATGAATCATCTTTACATCAATGACACTTTTCTCACCCATGATAAAGAATAATCCAGGAATTGCACTACCAGGAATAGCATCAGGTAAAGTATTACAATATCCAGTGCAAACATCTTCTGCAACTTGAATAGAAGAATTTGGAATTTCTAGCATGGGTTGTTCTGCATCAATATCTCTCCACCAAGATGAAGAACCAATAACTAGAATTGCAGGACTATTAAATGAGCCCGCTTCAATAGTAAATACTCCCGGCTCAATTGTAACTTTTCTTTCAACAATTTTCTTTGGATAAATACTAACAATAGTACATTTATCTAATGGATTCTTTGGTGATCTAATAGTGCGACGATTTTCTAATGCATAGCCACTCATTATAGTTCTCCCTGTTTAGTAAATCCTACTCCAGCTCCAGATTGTAAACTATCAGTTATTGAAGATTCATTTCCATATAAGTATTCTTCTATTTCTTCCAATTTTGCTTTTCTTACTTCTGGATTAATCTTTTTATCCCAATAGGGATGCTTGTATGCTACACCAACTCTAGCAGCGGCATTTGCATAAATAGTTTCGATTACATAATGGCATACTGCGTATAAAGGAGGAAGGGATTTTTTACCATCCCCAGTTTCAAAAGTCCAAACTACATAATAATCAAATTTCTTGTCAACTAATTCTTTCTGCGCGTCAGGTGTTAAGATTGGCATTGCGCGTTCAAGAATATATCTCTCTTTAATATGCCAGTATTTTGGGACTTCTCTTGTTTCAGTTACTCTACGAATAAATATTGAACCATTATAATCTTCAAAAGTTCCGAATCTTTTTTCATACTGATCATCTGAATAGACTACTCGAAAATTAGGAGTATCTATTGCAAAATACCCATAAGTATCTAATAGGTGCTTATTAATTTCTTCTATTGGTTCCATGTTTTATTGTAGGTGGATTAGTAGCCCTTATTCTACTAATCCACCTACTCCTTACTAAGAGACTGGCCCCGGAGTATATTTCGCTGTATTTGGATTATAGTGCATCGCTACAGGAATATCAACACCAGGATCAGCAGCAACAAGAATATTTCCTGATGTGGCAAAAGCACCCATTGCATCAGGAAATTGCAGATACAACACATGCCACCCACTAACAGGCGGTGTGATTGTAACTAACTGCGTAGTGCCAGTAACAATTGTTAATCCCGTTGTGGGAGCAATTACTGAGGCACTAGCAATTGTGCGCGGTGGCAGCATATTAATGCTTTGCGCGGGAAGCAACTGGTTATAAGCATCATCTGACATTTTATAGCTCCTTAGTAACCAGTTGGTACAAGCAAGTTGTCGATATAGCTGCAAGCGGCAGGGTTGTTCACAAAAAATTGTGTTCCCAACACCTGGTAGAAAATATCCGCCGCAGCAATACCACCTGATGCTCCACGAAGTTCAAAGAAATTCCTACCATCAGTCTTGTAGAATCCTAATGGAAGAATTTCTCCGCGACCCCATACCTTTTTAGATACAAAGTCAATTCGTGTAGTATCCCAATTAAATGATGTTCGCACAGGAGCACCAGCCATCTGCATCTTTTCAAAATACATATCCAAACCTTCTTCTTTTGGCTGTTTTTGAATGATGCTTACTGCTTGTCCAATTTGCTCATATGCCTGTTGCTGTGCAGGATGCATCCAAGCATCAGGTTTAAAGTTGTTATTTAAACCAACTCTATTCCCAATTGCATTGATTGCTCTACGTGGCAGAGTTAGAGTCAATGCACTACCACCACCATTAATTCGTGTTGCTCGAATCTGTGGTGTAGTAGCGCGCTGAAATCCTAACCATGTTCCTGTAGCAGCATTACTATGATGATATGGAACACCATAGATACCCGGAATTGCAGCAGGAGCAGTAATACCAAACGTGACAATCACATCTGTAGCAACTACTCCCGCGATTGGAGTATCAATAGTGATTGTTTTGTTTGGCACATCCCAGGAAATGATAGTAGCACTGCCACGATTAGTAGCAAGTGTAGCATCAAAAATCTGGATTTTCTGTTGATCCCGCATTAACCTAACACCAAATCCATCAGTAGTGCAAACAATCACTTCTGCTGTATAAGTTGTTACGGTACCAATTACTCCAGTTCCAGGCTGCATTAATTGCGCGTCCATCTGCCTTTTCAACTCCATAGTTGATCTAGCAACAAGTTTACGAACTGCATTAGCAATTGACTTTCTATCTGAGTCAGTTGCCCATTGTGCAAGTTTTGTATATTCAATATTCTCGCTAACGAATACTGATCGCAAAACTGCTTTGTCAAACTTAGGCCCACTACCACGACCTAAATCACCACCATCAGCATTAAAGTATTGAAAACTTCCACCGGGAGAAATTTCGAGAGGAACTCGCATTTCTCGGTTAGAAATCTTCTCTACCTGTTGCTTCTGGATATAGCCAAAGAACTCATCATCATAGTCGAATACTGTCTGAATATCATCGACTACTTTCTCAAGTTCTGAGGCAATAACTTCAGCATCTGTCATTGCAGGCATGTTAACTCCAAATTAACCTTACTCCTACAACTTGTGTAACTGCTGTTAACACAAATGTAGCAGCATATGAATCTATTCCGATTGACGTTGGATCAGTATTATGCAGAACAATTCCCGTATCACCTGTAACACCTTTAAGTGTAACATCAACAGTATTTCCAGTTGGAAATAGTATAGTTACAGCCTTAGCATTAGTAGGTGGAGTAATTGTATTTGCACCAGCAGCCAATGTAACAATATCAATCTTGGCTGGGCTAGCCGTATTTTCTGCTGCATCTAATCCCGCGTTTGCAGAGAAATCGCCCGCGAATGTTATAGCTACGCTGCGCTGTGATGTTACTGCCATTTTACTAATCTTTCGTCAAAAATTTGAAAACATCTCCGCCATCGTATTTCTTACTTTTTCCACTATTTGAGGATGCGGATCGTCCTATGGGAAGTCTCTTTGTTGGAGTCTCATCATCTTTATTACCTTTTGGCCTTGATCCTTTTAAGGCTTCATTTCTTATGGATCTGATTACTTCGGGTAATAAAGTCTGAGCCTTTGACAAATAAGCACTTCGAATTTTATGGATTGAATCTGAAGAATACTTTGATTCCTTAGCCTTAATCCAAAGTTTATCTAAAATTGCTTTGAATCTTACATCTTTATCAATTGTTTCTTCTAACTTCTCTGCGCATTCTTTAGTTGCATTCTTCTTTACATAAGCTGACATTTGATCTTTTGGATCAATGTTTCGGTCAATAGTTGATTTTACAACGTTATCAACTTTTCCTTGTAATTCTGTTCTAGCAGTTTCAAATTTAGAAGTTTCAAAGTCTTCGCGCTCTTTCTTTAATTTATCTGCTTCTGGATTTGATTTTGATTCACCACCAAATTTGCCAACTGGTTTATAATTGTTGAGACCAGTTCCAAAAACCATCTGATGAATTAAATTAGCAGATTCCTTCATCAAAGTTTTAGTTTCATCATCTTTAGCAGAATCAGAATTCTTCCAAACATAATTAACTAAAGAATCCATCATCTTGTTGAAAACATGTGAGTATGCTTTTTCATCAAACGCGTGGAGATTCTCTAAATAACTATCAATGATTTTGCTATAGACTTCTGGGCTATGTTCTTTAACTGCGCCAAGAACAGTATTAATATCTCCGGAAAAAATATTCTCTTCAAACTTACTTAGAATTCCAGCACGCTCTTGAGCTTCTTTTGCATCATCTAATGTTGGAAATACTTCTGCATACTTCTGCTCGCGATAAATTGCTTTTTCAACTGAAGGAAATGTTTTAAATAAATCCGGGTATTTTGCTAAAATCTCTTTCCTTCGTGGAATAACATCTACTAATTCTGATTCGAGATCATCTTCTTTTTCAAGTTCAATCTTTTCTTCAGAATCTTCTTCACTATCTTCCTTAGAATCTTTATCCTCATCTTTCGCGTCAGGTTCTTCTTCTTTAGTTTCTTCTTCATCTTCTTTAGTTTCATCTTCTTCTCTTGATTCTGCTTTCTTGTTCAATAAATCCAATACATCAGATTCATCTTTAAGTGGAATATCAATTACTTCGTTAGCCATTATACCTGTTCTCCCTGCTTTTCTGCACCTTTGGAGTCGGCAGAATTATTTGACTCTTGTTGTTGCATTTGCTGCATCTGTAAGAAATTAATATGCCCCATCATATGAAGCATTACATTTCTATAGCCTAAAGGATTTTCAACTTTACAAATTCTTCCCGCGTCCGATACTAGCCACCTACGACAAATCTCAGATTGAATAAAATGATTATCAACAAATTGCTCAACTTCTATTGATGGTAATTCTTGTTCTTCAGCAGGCATTATATTACCCATACCATCATCCATTGGTTGTCCGGGTAACATAATAGGCTCACTAATAATTAACTGCTGAATTTCCTCATATTGCTTAGTTCTATCATCATTGCCTGGAATTACAAACGAGTTCAATCCAATCACATTCTTTAATATATCAATATTTTCAGGTGCACTTAAGGCTTCAAGAATAAGAGGATTATTCAAATTCATCAAATTAAGAATAACATCTTTTTGCTGCAACCATGTAACTGGCATTTGTTCAGCAGCTTCTAATTCTACTGAACCAAGTTTACCAGCTAATTCGGATTTCTTAATTAGAATATTAATGAATCCACCATCTTTGGACTTTTCAACATATCTTTCATCATCAATAACTGATTGAATATATGCTGGAATAACCTTACCAAAAATCTGTTTCCACCAAATACTTAACATTTTCCAAGTAGTTTGTAGTCTCTGTAATGCTTGAGCACGAGACATACTATATTCAGATGCAGTTTTACTACCAGCAGAATTTTCACCACCAAATAGACTTGGCAACGCGCCTGATACTAATTGACCTAATTCCTGCACCTTATTTGCAAATGGTAATACTTCACCTGATAGATTAGCAGTTTTAACTGAATAAAAACTTTCACCTAAAGTTCTTCCTGATTTTGGCTTAGCAGGAATTAAACTACCCGGAGATACTTCTTGTTGCCTATATGCATCAAAATTAACTACTTCTGGATCAACGAAAGTTTGTTCGATTCCATGTTCAATAGTTTGCAAAATTAGACTGATTAGGTCATTCGATATTTCTTGAATTGGTTCAAGTACTTTTCCTAAAGGCTCATGATGCAAGTAATCAGATAATGGATTCTCAGATAAAGTCCAATGATCATCTAATTTCTCAGCACATGCTTCTGCAAAGAAATCATTTACTTGAACTACTTTGACTCCAAATGGGTATAATTTTCTAAGTTTCTCAACTTCATCATCTTGCAAAATATTATATGCACTTGGTCTTAACCATGTATTACTGCAAGTAGGAGTATCTTGTGGTTCTGTTCCTCTATATTGATTTGATACTCTACCCCATCTTTCGTAGTTAGAAGAATCATTTCCAGAAGATTTTAACTTACCTTTTTTATCAATATTCTTTCTTAAATCAGGAAATTGTTCTAATACATTTACTAAGTTAGTTTCATAGCTAAACCTTAAGTAAGGAGTATCTGCTTGTTTCTGTGCATAATTAGCAACTTTAACAAATAATCCGCCATATACTTCTAAACACTGACGAGATTTTGGTTTAGTAGTTTTGCCTATGAGTCTTTCAACTATTAATTTCTCGCGCTTGATTTGTGGATTAATAACTTGAGTTAAGCAAACAGGGCAAAAATTAACACCTTGATTCAATAAGTCATGTTGATCAATTTCATTTTGACCCGGATCAAATTCATCTTGAACTTGATTCATTACTTGTTGATTAACTAATTGTGTTCCACATACATCACAAATTTTTTGATCAACTTCTTGTTCCTGATCCTCATATTCATCTTCTTCATAAGTTCCATATTTCTCATCATAATCAGTATAGTTATAGCAGCAAATTAAACCCTCAGTTACAAAAACATATAATGCCTTAATCCAAAGTAATACTGCATCATTATGTCTATAAACTAACTCAGCAATCTTATCTCCACCTTTGGCCGTAGTAAGGTCGAGAGGATCATCTGCATTATCAGGATAACATTTAATTGGAGGAACTGTAACTGATAATGCAGCGATAATTGATTCAGAGTAAGCCTTGAATATGTTAGGTCGCTTATCATAATAGGCTGAGTCATTTGTAGAGTCATCGGCATATTGCTGGTCGTAGATTCTCCAATCATGTGCAGTCTCTGACCAAAAAGTATTAGCTAATCCATCCCATAATAACTTTAATCTTTTCCAAGTTCTAATTTGTCTGTCTCTTGTAGATGAATCTTCCTCTGCAAAGAATTGACAGACCTGTACTAGAAGGTTTTGAATTTCTTCTGGTACTTCTTTTTTCTTAGCCATTTTACTTAGAAATTACTTAGAGAATAACTTCTTTTTCTTTTTTGAAGTTTTATTTAGAAATTCTTTTGCTACTTCTTCTGATGGACCAACTCCCTTACGAGATTTAGCTCCATGAGCAATTCCACTCATAAACTTAAACTGGGCTTTACTCTTAACAGGCATATTAACTTACTCCTGATTTAGTAAGTAATTCTGCTTCAAGTTCATCATTCTTCTTTCGCGCTATACTTAATGCATTCGCGCGATCATTCTCTTCTAACATTCTACGCTTTTCAGCCCAAATTCTTGGTGCAGTTCTAACTGATTGTAATTGAGATAAATCAATTTCTTCTTCGGGTTCAATAATTTGCTTAGGAGGATTAATCATCTGATTTAATAATCTATCATATCTATCTTGTAATCTACTTAATTCAGCGCGCAGATATAATACTTCTGATTTATCATGATCAACACAATGATCGCAATGAGGATTCATTAATTTATGTAACCAGATAAACATTTTTACATCCTATAAGCAGGTCTACGCGCATGATATCTTTTAATAGGCATTGGAAATCCATCTTTAGCAATTTCCATTTTTCTACTATTTCGATAAAATGCAGTCCAATCTTGAGTATTTTGTAGTAATCTTTCTAATGCTTCTTGTTGTTCAACGCGCTTCATTTCATCTACTGATTCACTAAAGAATCTATCTGCCCCATCACATAAATATCTTAATGCATCATATGGATCATCACCAGGAAATTCCGATACATCTTGAGTATGAGTCTTGTCATAGAAACAAGTTTTAATTGCACTAATTAGTCCTTCACATGATTTGAATATCTGCAATTTAGGAAGATTATCTTCTTGTTCAGGAGGACTTAATGATTTAATATATGCATCATAATCTGCTTGAGTCTTATTACGAATTAACCAATCAGCAAATTCTGGTTTGAATACAGGTAATTCTGTTTCAGGAATATATTTCTGTGCCCATCTTAAGTATTCATGAACTAGCATCTTGCCCGAAATACGAGATCCCTGCGAATTACCAGTTAATTCAACTGATCTATCTAATGCTGATTCTATTTGCTGATGAATTGTATGTTCTTGCCCTCGATTTTGTGCAGCAGATTGACATAACCTAATAACACGAGGATTTTCTTTTTCTAAATAAGGCTTTGCTTCCGCACACCATTCTTCAATTTTCTTTCGCTGCCACATTAATTCGCGATAAACATAAAGTTTCTTACCTGGACTAATTGCTCCAAACAACATACACGTTGCAGCAGGGGGAGCAAATCCCCAATCTAATGAAACAATCTTAGGCCACCATGTAGGAATATGAATTGGATCAATTACATGCAACGCATTATCTGGTTCATCTGAATATCGTTTCTCGCGAAATTCATCAAATACTGCACCTTCATAAGCATTCCAGTCACCATATTTTTTAGCTTTACGTTCTGCTTCTGGTAATGCATCTAAGTCATTTTTATATTGCTGTGCAATATGTGGATTATCATCAATTGTTGCGGGAATAAATACGCGCTTTACTCCACCGCGTCCTACAATTATCTTTCCACCGTCTGGGTATGGCTTGATGAAACGTTTATAAACAAACTGATGCCCAATATTTCCTGGATTTGATGCACTTCGAGCAATCATAGGAAGAACATGTTTTAAATGTTCATCAACTCTGATACGCTGTAATACGATATAAGTATAGATCCATTCAGTAAAAGTAGTTAACTCATCAAATGCTACATAATTAGGCTGCATTGAATCATAATTATGCACATCATCTTCATGCTCACAATGCCCCATGAAATACAACGCGCCCGATGGAAAAGTAAATACTCCATCTGCTGCATTATATGTTGCGCCAAATGGCCTAAAGAAATTCTTAGCGCGCGGAATTATTTCTCGTCTTAACTCAGGCATTGTTCTACGAAGAAATAATCCTTTAAAACTTTCGTGCTCATGCCATCCGAAAACTATCGGATACATTAATAATACATCTGATTTACCAGAACCAACACTTCCACCATATAGAGCTTCTTTTATAGTAAGCGGTATGCTTAAAAAACGCTCTTGTTTCACGGTCGGGCGCCATGAAAATTGTCCGGTTTCAATATCCCTAATCATTAATGTTTACCATGTACTCTAATATATTGAATCATACAAATTAATATAAATGGATCTTCCTTAACTAATCCTAAGGTAACATTACAATTATGACAAAGTAAAGCTCTAATCTTCCCAGTTCTATGACAATGATCTACTGCTAATCTATTTCTAACTGAACATTCTTCTCTACAAATTTCGCATTTACCATTTTGTGCAGCTAACATTTTTGCATATTCAATAGGATCTAAATCAAATCTCCATTTTATATATTGATCACTTCTAGCTTTTGAAGTTCTAGAGGGTCGTTTAGTATCACGAATTCTATCACAAGGTATACAACAAGTTTGTAAATATCCATTTTTAAAACGAGAATTATCTTTAGTTAATATAGTTCCACAATCTTTACATTTCTCCCCAAGTAATTTTCTTGAACCCATTTTACCACTAGCCATAATTACTTTCCATTACCAGTACCTTCAAGTTTATTTACTTGATCACGCACTACTGATGCATAATCATTATCTTTATCTGGATCAGGCAATGGATGAGATTTAAGATATGAACCTGCTGCAATTAATGCACCAACCATAACAACTGATCCTAATTTAATCCATGACCCTTCACCAAAAGGATTAAAATCATTAGGATCAACAATAAGCACAGTAATACCATTACCTACTGCTGATACTGCTGATGCAAATAATCCATGTAACCAAACTCGATATTTATAATTCATTGTTAAATTCCTGACAAATCACCTGATGCAATTTTCTTTTGTTTATCTAATTCAGCATCAATTTGAGTAATCATGTTTGTTAAAACTTCTGAGTCATCTTTATCACGATTACCTAAATATTCAAATAATGCTTTCAACGCGATTAAAATTAAAGTTTGTTGATCCATGAATTTCCTTTTGATAAGCCTTCCAATTTTCAATAATAGAAAAAATTAATTTTACTTGAGCACTTAATTTAGCTTTGAATTCTGAGTTTGATAAAACTTCAATAAAATTATTTACTGTATTAAATGTTAAAATACTAAATCTATCAAATTCAGAATTTAAAGTAGAACTATTTGTTTGAATAAGAATAACAATTTGTTTATTTAATTCTAATGCAGGTACTAGATAAATCTTGGAAAATATTATTCTATCTTCTGAACTAATTTGCTTAGCAACAAATGCGGCATCAGCAATATCCCCAGCAGTTTGTAATGCTGTAAATAATACTTGAGTATAATTAATTGCTGTTCGCCTTGGTGTAGAGGCACAATTAATTATTACAAGTAATGTTAATGTAATGCTAATTCTTTTAAGAATCATTATAATTTTCCAATAGATTCATAACTAATAAATAATCAAAACCTGCAACTCATCATTCGTTGATCCAAGAACATAGAAGTCACCAAGAGAAATATAACCATTACCACCCAACTCAATAATTGTTGGAGCATATGGAATTGATGTAAGAGGAATTTCAATCCTATAACCAAAATCTGTTGATGTAAGTGTTCTTTGATTACCACCAACATATGCTACTGCTACATTTGCTGAATGAGCTTGAAGTGATAAAAAGCGTAAAACATTTCCAACTCCTGCACCACCTGCTAATGCTGTAGCAAGATTAATTGGTGTTCCAGTTGTAAGTGCTACCGTAAAGTGGTTAACCATGTTATAAATCCAATCATTGCTGAAACCCAATTCATTCTATAACCGCGTCTATATCTACTTGCAAGAGAAATTGTTCCTGATGGAGGTGGAGGAAGCCATCCTGACCAAAAGAATAAATACATTGCTAACATTTATAATCCAATACAATCTGGATAATTAATTAATCCATCAACTAATGTTGTAGCTGGTGAAGCATCAGTTCCAGTTCCAGTAGAAAATAGTTTCTCAATTCGCGTAGCACTTCTCTTACAATGAACATATACTGCTGCTCTAACTGCTAAATCTGCTGCTGTTCCTACCCAAACTGTATCAATTCCGGCGCGAATCCCCGGATTAGATGGATTTATTGAACCTTGTCCTGCATCAAACATCCATTCCCAAATGCGAGCTTTTCCAACTCCAAGATTATCTACTCTAGTCCAATCAAAATTATCAATCATTATTTCTTGCTGAGGAACAGAATTTCGCCAAATAATAAAATTTGGAGCTGCGAGAGAATTTAATAGATCAACTAATCCTGATAAATCTCCATCTGTATAAAGAACCAACAAATCAGCAGTTGCTAATATATGAGCTTTAAGAATAATCTTTTGAGCAGATGTTAATATCATTATGCTATAAATCTCTTGAGAGGTCGCGTGAAGTTAGTACGTTTATTAAAATTTGATAATAAATTATTTTTGCCTATTGAAGCACCAGTAACAATACCATGATTTCCATTACCCGACCAATCAAGTTGTGTACTGGTACCATTTTGTCCAAGTTCCCAATAACCTCTTCTAGGAAGAGGAATATCTCTTGTCCATGCCGCACAAATTTGTGCTAACGTCATATTCTCATTAACAAACGAAATAGACAACAGTTCTCCATTGACATCCTCTTCGGAACCAAGACCATTATTACCAAGTAACATAATCTCTGCTGACGTGTCATGATAGCCACTCCCATCAGTAGTCACGTTCAACGTCTGAAGTGTGGGTGGGGTGTTGAGAAGCCCTTTATATATTCGCACCAAATCATTAGCCGACCCACTAGGATTGAAGGTAAAGGCGAAAAAATTAATCACCCCGATTGACCACGGGTGGGCCGTGATCTGATACTTCAACGTCACGGTCCCGGTGATTTCAAACTCACATACCCCACTACTCGTTCGCCAAGTAATCCGCACTCTCGGTGTAAATGGTGAACCAACATGCGCCTTACCAAAAAGACCACAGTTTCCAGCATCATTTATGGGCACAAACCATCCATATGCCGACCATGCGGCCGCGGCCATATTCCACCCCATCGTACCCACATTAACATATTCAACATCAGAATCGAAGAGAAGTGACATTGTTAACCAGACTACTAGAAAGAATTCACTATACTGCTACTCCATAAGCAAGAGGAGTAATCTTAACTATACAACTTGTACCACCATCATTATTCATATTCTGCGCGGTTGAATTCTTAATATAGAAATCAATACTAGTTGCGCCTTGCAAATCAATCTTTATCTGTCGTCTTTGAAGTGCATCAGTTCCAGCAATTATCCATGAACCAAAATAATGTGCCCCACCATTAACAGTCGTTGCAGGCGCATCAGTTTCATCATCTGTTCCATCTATATTATTAAGAATACCATATAAATCTACTGTAGTTCCTGCTACTGGAGCTGCTGCCCAATCAGGAGCTTCTAACATTGCTAATGCTTCTCTTGCATATGGAACTGCTGCATCAGAAGTATTATCAAAACTTGCAGCAGGAGCACCTGAAAAATTACCCGCTGCAATATCTGTTGCTGTATTAATTACTGTCTGAGCAGTTCCATAGAATGCTTTCTCAGGATAATTAGCTGCTGTAATTAATAAATAAACTAATCCTCTTAAGTATTGTTGTAATGTTCCATTTGCATCAGTAATTACTTTTGCTCCAGAAATAGCACCTAATACTGCTACTGCTGGATCATCTGATGCAAGTGTAGTTCTAGGAGTATTTGCTGCTACTGCTCCCGCGCCTGCTGTAATAGCAACTTGACCAGCAATTAAATTAACTTTCGCGCGATCGGTTTCGTCCCAATCGTCAATAATTTGTAATGCTACTACAGCAGGATCATCACTAGCTAATGTAGTGCGTGGTGTATTTGCAGCAACAGCACCAGCACCAGCAGTTATTGCTACTTGACCAGCAACAAGATTTACTGCTGCACGATTAGTTTCATCCCAATCATCTATTATTTCTACGGCAGCTTGAATTGCTTGTTCTGCTGTAATTTGTGTTGATTGGTTTGCTGATGTAGCAACCCCAGTTACTGCAACCGTTCCTGATACTGGAACTGCTGTAGCGCGTAGTTGTGTATCAGTTAATGCATCTGTTTGTTGTGATGCTGCTGTAGCTGCTCCAGTAGGTAATGGTAATGTTGCTGCACTAACTGGTACTGCTGTTGCTCTTAATTGAGCATCTGTTAATCCACCAGTTACAACAGTACCAGAAACTACAATAGGATTAGTTGCTGTTCCCCCAGCAACAGGTCCACCAGCACCTGGTAATGCTAATCCTACTAATGATAAGTTTGCAGTTCCCGCGCCAGTATCATAATCAAGTAATTGCTCAGTCTCTATGGGTACACGTAATCTACTACTAATACCAACTACATTTGCATCTGTAGATGGATCAGAAATTACAATTCCTTGTCGATGATAACCTAGAACTGTAGTAGTCCAGGTATCAATTAACTTACCTGTACTATCTGGTGGTACTTGTACAAATGAATTAGCCATTTATTGCTTTGGTCTTACATTCACTACAAACAAGTTTACCAGTTAAGGCACTTCTAAAAGTATTCTCAGGTAGGAATTTTCCACATTCTTGGCAGATTGTTTCAGTAAATACTTGTGATTGTGTTGAATTAAAAGTACGTTTAATTCTAACTATATCTAATGAATTAACTTGAATGAATTGCTCATGTCTTTGAATTATTTGGAATAATTGATCGCGAGATTTTTCATAGTTGTAGAGTTTCCATAAAATATAAATATTTGGAATAAGTAAAGCTAAAAATAAATAAATCATTTTACTTCTCAATAACTATTGGTCCAATAATTAAGCTATTTGCTGGACATCTAACTGTAAGTCTTTGGTCACCATTTGCATAAGATGACATTGCAGTAATTGAACATTTAACTGTTGGTCTAGTTAATAAAATTATAATTGAATTTAACTTATCAAGAATTTGAGTTAATTCAGTTTGGGAAATTATCGGATTTGCTACAGTATATTCAATAATATTTGAATAACCAATATTTCCTGCTGCATCTACTGCAATTGCTCTGACATTAATTATTCCAGTTAGTAATGGAATCCAATTAGTTTCATATGGTGGGATTGGATCGCGAAAGATTGGATTACTATTCTGTTGGAACTCCACATAAGAAACTCCAACATCATCTGTAGCAGTTGCTTGAAGAATTATATTTGATCCAATAATAGTATTTCTATAAGTAGTAATACCTTGAACAAATGAAAATCTAGCGTATTCTTGTGAGGAATTAAGGGGAATAATAAATAGGATACTAATAATAATTGATAAAAGAATTCGTTTCATTTTAGATTATACCTCATTCCTGATCCTGCTCCAGTTCTTTCAATTAGATTTTCACCTATTAATAAACTTATAGCATTTCTAAAATCATCTGGTCGCGCTGCACATGAAAGTAATCGTAATCTATATGAACGATGAATTCCTTCTTTTATATGAAATAGAATCTTTTCTTTTACTAATAAAACTTCTCCATTTATTTTGTCAGGTTTTCTATAAACTTCTTTCTTAGAAGAATCATCTTTTAATAATCCTTCAACAAGATTTGGATAAAGTTTTAGAATCCCACGCGCGATGATTATTACATCCTTAACTTTAGCATCATTCTCTAACAACCGAATTATTACAGATAATCCATGTTGGTATGAGATATGTTCAATTCTTAATTGTGCATATTCACGTTCCGAAACTTCCATTATCCATTATGCAACAGTTAATGTATAAGTTGTACCAGAAACTGTTAAAGTAAGAGTTGTCTGAGTAGAAATATCAATGTAAGTAGTAACTCCTCCGGTTCGATTTAAGATGAGTAACTCCTTACCATTAACAAAGGTAAATGCCTCTACATCTGTAAATACTTGAGCTGTTAAATCTTTACCTGGACCACTTGTTCCTGTAACTGTTACTGATGCTGCCATGTGAATTTCTCCTTTTTATCTTTCAATTTCTTGCACATCAATTACATCGTAGCTTTCTTCTTCGCGCATTCTAGGTCTATATATTACAACAGAGTTCTTAATGTTAACTCCATCTTCAGTTCCAGTCATATTCTTTGCAACTTGACTCATATCTCTAGCAACTGAAGCTGCTGTTCTTACTCCTGCATCGAGTAATTTTTCTTTTGTAATGCAGTTCATCGCATCCATTAATTTATTGAATGCAACTCCTGAAATCTTTGATCTAACTTCATCATTAGCAGCTTCTAATTTCGCGTCGGGCTTATGATATGTAGCTGTTGAATGTGCACCATTTTTGTAGGCACTGATTGAAGATTCAGAAATTCCAAATGTTTTAGATAATTCTTTTGCTGATGCACCTGCAATTGATTCCTGTGCAATTAACGCGCGCAGAGGTTCTGATACATTCTTAATTCCATTACCTCTACCATGAAGTATCTCTCGCGTTTCTATGAGAAATTCTTCTTCTGAAACTATTCCTAAAGGCATAAAAATTAATCCGAGTTCAGAGGCTCTGAAGTCACCTACACCCGTGGCGTTCAAGAGGCATCTTATCATGTAATTCTTTCCAAGTCAAGTCATTTCTATCGTGTCAGTTTTATTATTAGTAAGATTAATTACAATTTTTATAACTATAATTTGTAATTTTTATTTTTTCCAAAATTTTTCTTGGAATTCCCAATTCTAATTTCTTAGTTATAATTTTTGCAGATATATTTTAGTTGTAATTATTCAGATAGAATTGCTGCCATTCTCGCCTTGACTTTCGATAGATGGTACCTTTGCAGCGGGTGTATACCCCCATACGAGTATAATTACAAGCAAGCGAACAAATAGCGGATGAATAGCGAACAAATAGCAAAGGTTGTAAAAGCTAGGAATTGTAGAATAAAGTCAGCGCGTCAGGCGACTTGTCTATGGTTGAGTATTGCGTGATTGGTCATTTGATGATTGTCTACCTGGCACCGATGATGCATACTCAAGATGCGTTCGATTAGTTCTTTGACAATTGAATACGTGATTGTGGCGTCTGTTGGATGCTGGTAGATAGGATACCAGTATGCCACTACCAGGTGACAGACTCTATTACGTTTGGCAGAATTACAAGACTGGCGCGTTAGAGTGCTTGTCTGTTGTTGTCAAGCGTATTGGCGAAGTTTATACCACATTTGAGAATAACGATTCATATCGTGGTATGACTCGCTACCATTCAGGAGCGTTAGAAAATAGTCCCATCTCAGAGCGTAGCGCATGGGAAAGATTCTTACGCGAGCAATATAGCGAGCAAGAACGCCTGACCGCCAGACTCAACAGAACGCGACAAGCAATAGAAACTGCCGAGCAACACATAAACAACTAGCTAGTTTTCCCACCAGCATCTTATTGACTCCACAATCATCAATTCACAGGCTTTGTTAGTGGCTCATTCGAGGAGCAAACAATGACAAAGTATCAGATAAGAGTGATTGTAGAAGAAACTAATGGAGATATTCGTAACACAATTTTGGATATCTCTGTTTTTGATACAGATTCTATCGCAGAATCTATCAATCAGGCCCAAAAACTCATCAAAAGAGCAGAGAGAAAGCCAAATGGGCCTAGGAGTAAGAAGTAATGAAAATCCGTAAATGTAAGATTGATGTGGAAAGGGATAGTCTTTTGCCACCACAAGAACCCGAATACAGCATTAGAATCCTGCCAAAGAAAAGATATGGCGCGTGGATTCTTATGCTACAGTGGAATGAAACAATCATCGAAATAGCATCGGGCGAAGGTAACTAGCTAGCAAACCGAGCCACTAATAAAACTTGTGACTTGAAAAAGAAAAGGATAACTATGACCGCAACGGTTTGGATTCTTGAAATTGACACAGCTACTTATGCATTCTTTGATAAAGAGAATGCAATTCATATGGCAGCACAAATGCAGGTTAGAGACTATAACCTGTATGAAGTGCAGCTATATGATGGGCAGGTAGAACCTGATAATTATGGACAAGCCATAATCTATGCAGGACTACAGTTCAAAAAGGATGGTAAATAAGATGGAATGCCTAATCTGTGATGGAGTCTACAACATCAAGCGCGATTGCTGCCCATATTGTGGCGCGTTCAAAGTAGGGAATAAGCACTATGATAAGCATAATGGAATGCGTGAGTTAGCACGAGTAATTCCACGAAAGATTGTGCAGTTCTCAGAACTAAGAATCAAGTCAGAACTGGCATAGCAAAAAGCAACTAACCAAAAAGCAAAATAGCCTGTTAGGAAGTTTATTCCCTAACAGGCTATTATTGTTTATGAGGCTATAGAAACACAAATAGCCTAGATACAGGTTTTATCCCATATCCAAGCTATTGCGTGAGTAACCTTATTTTAGGTTTGGCGCTAGTAACTACCCTACTCTAGTCACCGATACGAGCCCTAGTAGCTTTTTTATACGTGGTATCTACCTAGTCTCATAATAGACTGCCACGGTAGATAGTTGCTTAGGCTATCTACGGTTCGCATTAGGTGACTGATAATCTACCCTTGTCACCTAATGCCGCACTGAGCCTATCACCCTATTTATACTCGCTCAGTCGAGTTATGAGAGTATGTATGAATCCCTTACTCTCACTAGCTACTCTAGCATAGCCTTGAACATCTGTCAAGCACTATTTTAGAGCACTAAGCCTTCAAGATGCTCTCTGCTGTTGCTCGCACCTTCTCAGTCGCCCAATCCTTATGTGCAGTCTTGATAGAATCCATAAGGTTCTTGAGTTGAAATTCGGGAGTAGTCTCGTAAATCTCTCGAAGTTCCTTTGTAGCACTTTGCATCGATGAAGTCTTTGCAGCAACGAACTTCTGTCGATTGACTGCCTCGAAAATATCCTTGTCACCAAACCAATCCTTTGATTCCCTTGCTTCTGGAATACCCTCATACTGCAATGGATCAAACTTGTAAAGAATGGGCTTTTTCAAGTCTTCGCCCATGAAAGTCTTGACTTCGGCGGAAAGAGCATCATCAATTTCTGACTGACTCTTTCCCTCGGCTGCGAGTAGTTCACTAAGTCGCTTCATTTTGCTTATCTCCCTTATTTGGTTACTAAAAATAGTGAATGGTCCCGGCTTCGCAGATTTTCATCTTAGGTCAGAGCCTACACTTAGATTATATACAGTTCCTCGGTTATTAGCGTTGGCTGTATAGGTTCCTGCCTGTGTAGGATGCTAGTCGCACGGCCATTCACTTCCTACAGTCTACCATGCCTCATACTGCAAGTCAAGAGAATAATGTGTCCTGAATAGTGGAATTGTTGATAGTTCAGAAGCGTCAAGGTTTTGACAAGGTGCCAAAGGATTGACTGGTCAGTTTATTGACATGTCCTCAAAACATTACATGGTGGCTTCGGCTTCCTTTACTTGAAGTCTCATCATGCCTACTAGGCAGTCTCACACGACTTGGAGACCGTAAGCCTTGCCAAGTCAGTCACTTAGGGCAATTCTTCAATCCAGCACTACCATGATAGCACCCTTCCGAGCCAGAGTCAATCGTCAAGTTCTTGACACCTTCCTCGTAAAAGTTAGTAGTAAGGTCTTTGTTTTTTTTATTTTTTTTTTTACAACTAACCATTACAAGTAACACGTCAAGAACTTGACACTTGACTCGGGGCCAAACCCATGCTACCATAGGGACGTGCTGAGTGCTTCGGGTGGCTAAGTGCTTACGAGTCAGCTACTTGGAGCCATACGGGCATGCTGGAAGGCCACAGGGGGCACCGAGAGACTGAACCGAAAGGTCGCAGAACCTGGCATCCAAAAACTTCGGAGCCTCTGAACTATTACTAATGGAGATGATGAACAATGAATCTAATTTACAATCTAAATGAACTAATTTTCTACAAAATATTACGAATGAATGAAGTACCATTATGGGCAGACAAAATTCGATGGTTTTTTGAAAGATTATTTCCCTACAAAGATGAATAATTCATTTTTGAAATAATTATAATAGATAGCAGGATTTGATTATTATAGGTTGGACCTATAAAAATAATTGAATGGTTTTACTACGTTCAAATCGTAGCTGCTATCTATTATAATTATTTTCAAGTTTTGCGTCGAATTGCATAAATGAGATAAATATGACTAAAAATTACAAAGTTTGTGCAATAAAGCACAATACGCGAGTAACTAGCGATATAGTTACATAACCTAACCTAACATGACACTTCATGTAGTGACTTACAAAGAGAAAATTTTCGACTTTCAAGTTGGACTAAGTAATAAACAGGCAGAATCAATCCACGCGCTAGTAGCTAGTAAAGGACCAGACTGGGGTTTTAATGAATTTGACATTACAAACATAGTGCAATTCATAGAAAACATCAAAAACGGATATACTGAGCATCAAGCAGAATTTTGGCCCAAAAAAGCATTAGAATGTGCTAGTAAAGATCATGATGTATCAGGTAAATGGGATAAAGAAAAGAACGTGGATATTTTCACTTGTAATGATTGCAAGTGGGAACTTGAGCATCCAAGGCAATAGATAATCCAGTTTGGCCGTATCTGTTGAAAAACGGCCAATTATTGATAGAGAGATTGAATCATTATTACTAAAGCAATAACTAAAATGATACACCCATTTATCCCATCCGTCCTAGATTCATCAAAATGTGCTATTTGTGCATTTGATGCAATTTCTCATGGTTCTAATGCAGAATGCGAATTTTGTGATTTTGTTGGTTCATGCGAAATTGACTATGTTACAAAATCGCTTTGCTGTAGTTCATGTATGGATATCTCCGCGCGAGTTACTAGAGATGAAGCGCGAAATAATTTATCTCTAATTGATTCAAATGGACCTAATCCAAATCCTGAAACTGCAAGATTTATTCAAGATACAAATAGACTTCCCAATTTTTCACACGAAATCCATACTCCAGTAGATGAAGCCTTATCAATAATTGATGATTCAGATTTAATTGCTAACTCACAATTACTCGATAAAGCAATGAATCATATAACATTTTATAATGCTCAATCAATTCCAAATATCGAATTGAAAAATGCAATTGATAATGATGATAGTATTCTGCCAGAAAATAAACTCGAAAGATATTCACAAGTAATGCTAGAAAGATTCGAGACTTTTCAAAAGAATATTTGGGAGCATCAGAATATTGTATATGAGAATACCGAACGCGCATTAAAAATTCGAGATGATTTAAGAGCATTTGGTAATGGTATTCGTAGAGAGATTAGAGAAAAATTAACTTTACAAGATTCTGAATACCAGATTGAAAAGAAAGTAGTTAAGCCAGTTATCAAGAAGAAAACTGCACAAGAAAAACTCATAGAAAATATTATGATTGCTCGAAATTGTAGTAAAGAGGAAGCTACTAAATTGTATGAAAAGATGGAATTGGGATAATTATTATGATTAGAATTAAACTCACATTCACAAATGATGTTACTCAGACATATTTAGCAAAAGAGATTTATAAAGATGAAAATAGAATTATAATTAGAACTGAATTTGGATTTAGAAATTTTGAATTAAAGTTTGTTGAATCTATTATTTGTATGAGTTAATTATGATTACCAGAGTAATTACAGTTCAATTTGAAATTACTTACGACGAAAATAATGAGCGACATTCCTTCGCGAAATTAGATGATACTAAGAATGGAATTGTCAGAGGATTAGAACCTTTTAAGAATTTAAGATTTCTATTTGTTCAAGATAGTCCAGTTCAATATAAACCTGATATTGTGGTAAAATAAAATGCCTCTTTATTGGACAAATAATAATTTACCAGTAACTGATAAGCGCATCCTAAAACTTAAATGCGGCTGCATAGTTCTTAGATTGGGTAAGAAAAGAGAATTTAGAAGTATTTGTTTTAAACATGCTTATAATAATCAAGGTAAATTAAGATGAATATTAATAACTCAATCGAACACAATAAAAAAATTTTAGAGATTAGAGATTTTATACTTCAAAAATTTCCAAATGCAATTTTTGGTTATGAATCTGAAATAAAAGAAGATAAAACAATTAAGAACTACATAATTATTAAAATTGAATAATCATCATGTCAAGCAAATTACAAGAAAAATGTCCAGTTTGTAATCATACTGCAATAGAACTATCTCGAAAACAAATTGGAAATCAAATCTTAATTAATCTACAGTGCAATCATTTGTTATTTGTTGATGTTGTAGAAGACTCCAAATTAAATGATTATTCAGCTATCACATTTGATGGTGATAATAACTGCAATCATCAATGGGGATTAGAGAAAAATCGTACAACTTGTTTAAAATGCAATGCTCATAAGTTATATGATTTTCAAGTAACTGGTGCAAGCCTAATTGAAAAATATAATGGCAGATTCGCTTTATTTGATCAGCAAGGTCTTGGAAAAACTATTCAAGCATTAGCTTATCTCAAATTAAATTCATCAGCTATTCCTTTTCTATGGGTAACTAAAGCAGGAATTAAATACCAGCATTGCAGGGAAATTACTCGTATTTTAGGTGATAGTTATTTTCCTCAAGTTTTAAAAAAGGGAACTGATAAATTGTTTCCTGGATTTAAATCTTACTTGTCCTCATATGATTTACTTAAGAAAATTGATTTATCTGAAATAACTTCTATTGGCATTAAATGTATTATTCTTGATGAATGCCAAGCAATAATGAATCCTTCTGCATTAAGAACTCAGGCATTAAGAACAATAGTAAAACAAGTAGATAAAATTATTCCTACTTCTGGCACACCTTGGAAAAATAGAGGCCCTGAGTTTTTTACAGTTTTGAATATGCTCGACGCGAAAATGTTTCATAATTACCAACATTTCATCAATACAGAAGTTGGTTATTATTATCAGGGTAATAAACTTGTAACTGGTGGCATAGCAAAACCAAAAGAATTTAAAGAGAAAACTCAACATATCCTAATTCGTCGCGAACGCGAAGAAGTAATGCCAGAATTACCAATTATCAGCAGACATAAGTTTTTAGTCGAGGTACCAAAATCTGCTCGCCTTGCATACAAAGAAGAAGAAGACAAATTAGTCCAGATATTTAATGATGCATTGTTAGAAGGAACAGAGGATTCATTTGAAACTCAGAAAGCAATGAATACAATTCTGATGCAAATGAAGCAGATTGTAGGCATTGCAAAAATTCCTTCTACAGTTGAGTTAGCACAGGATTTTCTAAGCGAGACAGATAGAAAACTTACTATTTTCGTACATCATAAAGAGTGCGCGAGATTAATAGAGAATCAATTAAAAACCTATTGCATGGAAAATTATCTTCCTTTGCCTTTGGTTTTATCATCGGCAATGTCACCAGAAGAAAGATTTACTTGCCAAGAAAAGTTTAATGGTAATAAATATCGCCTATTAATCGCAAGCACATTAGCTTCTGGTGAAGGTCTTAACTTACAATCTTGTTCTGATTGCATAATGCACGAAAGACAATGGAACGCAAGTAACGAAGAACAAGCAGAAGGTAGATTTATTAGAATTGGTCAGACTTCTACTGCTGTAGTTGCAACATATGTTCATGGTGATGATACAATTGATACAATTCTAGATGGAATAGTTGAGAATAAAAGAATTGCATTTCAAGCATCCTGGGATAAAGAAGTAAAAGCAAGTTTTGATGAAAGTGCTGTAACAAAAGATATTATTCTAGAAATTGTTAGAAGAAGGAGATAATTTTTCCAAATGCAAATCCAATGCCCTTCATGCAAAAACGATAACTTATCAATGATAGAAAAGTTATATGAAGTACCAGTTAAAAATTTAATTGTCAAGATTATGTTTTATTGTTCAGTTTGTAGTAAAACTTTTTCGGTGAATAAAGATGACTAAGAAAATTGAGCAACTAGAACTAAAACATTTGAAATTAGCATTTAATGAACATCTAAAAAGACTTAGCACATCATATACTGCTAAAGAAAAGAATGCTTATTGGTCACATTTTTATAATGAATTAAAAAAGAATTGTTCAATTATTGAGACTTAAAAATGTGCTACATAAAATTTCATCAATGCAAGTATTGCAATAAAGAATATGATTGTAATATTCAGACATCACTATGCCCAACTAGAAATAATGATAGAGATGCTAATATGTGTGATGAATGTAGAGGCAAGATAGAAGATGAATTATTGCATAAGCATCCTAAAGATTTGATTTTAGATAATTTGGTTGGAAAATTCTCAGATGACTAACGTAGAAAAATACTTAGCAGAAGTTCAAATTCTGCATGAAAAGTATTTAAAAGAACTGGGTGCATTTGCAGTTATTTTTATTGAATTAGATAATAATGTCGCTGTATATGGTAATACTTGTGCTACATGTATGGTGCTAAATTATCTTATGACTCATTCAGAACATCCTCATGCTTTAATAGAAGATCCAAGAAAGAAGTCGATTAATTAATCATGAGTAAGAAATTTGTAGTCTTAGATGCAACAATTTTATCTTCTTTAATGTCATGTGCAAGATACATGGATTTTAGATTCAATCAATCCTTAGTATCAAAAGAAGGTAAGTCAAATGCAATTTCTTGTGGTTCTTTAGTTCATATTATCCTTGAATGGTATAATAAAGGATTAATTGAAGGTAATTCGCGCGAAAAATCAATTCAACGCGGATTAGATGCTGGTAATGAATTTATCAATGGGCCAGCAGATAAAAATAAGTATATTCATGGTGATGATATTGACGATTTCGCCCAAAATATCCCAGAAGAATCAGATAAGAATAATATTGGTTCAAAGTTCGTATTTGAAACGATGCATGAGTATTTTGATTTTTGGCGAAATGATTCATTTACCGTACTAGCGTCAGAAGAAGTTCGAGAAATAAAGATTTACGAAGATGATGATATTGCAATTAAATGGAAAGCTAAATTCGATTTAATCATAGATTCTCAAGCGGGTATTATGTCAGTTGACCACAAAACTATGAAGCAACGCAGAGATACTATGTCCATGAGTAATCAATTTATGGGGCATTGTATCTTACTTCACAGTAGAAATGTAATGATTAATAAGATTGGATTTCAAAAATCACTTAAGCCAGAAGAAAAGTTTACTCGAAATATTATCAGTTATACCTCAGATAGATTAGCCGAATGGCAATTTGAAACAGTTCCACATTATGCTCGAATGTTAGTTGCATATACTGAAGCAGGATACTTTCCACCAAATCATAATAACTGTGAAAACAAATTTGGTCAATGTGAGTTTTATCGAAAAGATGTATGCAATAATGATCGTGGTATGAGAGAAGAAATGTTAAAAATCAACTTTCGCGTTGGTTCAAAATGGGATATTTCTAACAATGATTGATATTGCAAAAGTTAAAATCTCAATGAGTAACTTAATTGTATCAGCTAGAAAGTTGAATGAATTAACTGACTCATTTACTATTCAATTAAAAAATATTGAAGATTCAATAAATAACTTGAAATTAGGGGTTGAATCAGAAATTGAAATTCCTAATTTAAAATTAAAAACTAAATTTGGATATGGTCGAATTGAAAGTAAATGGGGATTTTATATTCATGAAGATACTCAATATTGGCACTGGCTCAGCGCACCTCGATATTTAAGAATTAAAGTAATTGAATATATTCCACTACTTTTTGAGCAATTAGAAGAAGACGGAATTAAGTTAGTTGAGAATCTTAAGAAAGCAACACAAGTCGCGCAGGAATTTATCGACAAAATTAATAAGAAATAATCATGAACAAGCACATCCACAAATACATCCGCATTCGCATAGGAATTAAGCGTAGGGAAGAATACAAATGTTCCCTACCCGGATGTACTCATCATACATTTCCCGAATTAGTAGTTGGTAGGGAATCTATTTGTAATTATTGTGGTAATATTTTCTATATGAATAAGGCATCAGTTAGATTATCCAAGCCTCACTGCGGATGCTTAAGTAAGAAATCAGGTTCAGTTAAAACTATTGAAGATTTCTTGTTGGATAAATTATAATGACTAAAAAAGATTTAATCAAACTTAAGAAACTTCTTGAACATATTAAAGATCCAGATGGATATGTAAAAGAAATGATTGCTGTAGTTGATAGAAATTTAGCAATTTATGAATCAATGCGTGGTCAAATGAAAGATCAATATTATCGAGATGAGCTATAAAAATGCCTACAATGTCAACGATTAATCATGATATTCATTTTAGTCTATTTAAAGGTGATCCAGGAACTAGAAAATCAACAGCAGCATTATCATATCCTAAACCAATTTACTTTTTCAGCTACGATAGAAAGATGAATGCATTAACTATTCCTATGCAAAAATGGAATATTAATCCAGATGAAGTGCATTATGATGATTATGAAGATTGGACTAAGGCTGCATCTAAATTAGAAGAGTTTAGATGCAGCCTTAGATATAAAACAATTGTAATTGATTCTATTACAACATGCGCTGATGCTATGTTAAGGCAAACTCTTAAATTAAAAACTGGTAATAGAGCATCTGGTGCTGCTGCTGGTAAATTAATTGGAGGCATAGCAGTTAATGAAATAGAAGATTTTAATGCAGAAGCAGGTGGATTAAATGAACTTATGGCATTAACAAAAGATATCCAAAAGTTTCATAAGATTGATGTAATCCTAATTGCTCATATTATTAATCGTGATAGTAAGAAACTTGATGGCAAAGTAGAAGTATCACGAACAATTGTTACTGCTGGTAAAGCACCCGCAGCAAAAATTCCCGCGATCTGCGACGAAACATATCATTTTGGTATTGAACGCGCAGTGATTGAAGGGCAGGGTGGAGCATATATTATTCAAACAACTAATACTGGAAGTGATTATGCTAGATCGAGTTTACCATTACCAACAGTAATACAAATTAATGATGATCCTTTGTATGAGAAATATATCCTGCCAGCAATCAATAAGTTAAAGGCTGGTCCTGTTACGAACTTAATAACATGAAAATTAATATAGAATTTAGAAGTCCAACTCCAAGTCATGTTGAAATTGCTATATTTTTAGATGGAGGATATACTGGAACTATTACAACAACTATTGGAGAAGCAGCATGTTTACATCAAATACTATCTCATGGGTGTGCTAAAAATATAGACAGTTTTAGTTCAAAAGGTTCAATTCAATATAATAAGAGGAAAAACAATGAAACCTGAATACGTAATTATGGTTGGAAATTTGTTTCTTAAGTCAGCTTATACTTATGAAGATAGTTTTTCATTTATATCTTCACAAGAACAAGCAAAAAGATATACAGATGAAGAACTACTTAAGAAAGATATTGCAAGATTGGAACTTCATAAGGTTCCATATGTAACAATGAAAATCAATATTATGGCAGAGATTCAGGTTATTGTACCTAATCTTGTCAAAGAAGATGCCTCCCTCTAAAACAACAACAAACAAAAGGAAAAACACACAATGATCGTAGAATTCTCTGAGTCAGATGTTCTTGGTTCTAAGTTAGTTACTCCAGGTTGGTATGAGGTGCTAGTCGAGAGAATTGAAGATAAGGCATCCTCTGATGGAAAATCCATTAATGCATGGATTAAGGGTAAGATTGTCAAGAATGCTGATACTGGTTCAACTGATTTCCAAGGTGTTCCAACGCCTTTTAATTGGTTGATTAATTCTAAGGCAGCATTTGGACTTACTCCAATTCTACGCGCTATTGGAATTGAACCAAAACCCGGAGATAGAGCAGACGTAGAAGCAATTGCTGGTAAACGATTCGAGATGTTTATTGGCAATGGAATTAACCCTAAGAATCAACAGATGCAGAATATTCAAACGGGTCAATTCAGGCCATTGAGAGAAACAGTTAGTAGCTAATAAGTACTGGATTCTATCTGAATATTGATGGGAATAAGATGGTAATGAGTCGCAAATCATTATGAGCAAATCCATCCATCACTTTTTAATGAGGATAAAATGTCAATTCCAGATTACTATTTTGGACCTGAAAAAGAAGTAACTGATCCAGATGATGAATTGCCAGATGATGATGAAGATGATGAGTTATCTGAGGAAGATGAAACAGAAGAAGATTTACCAGAAAATGAAGAGGACAATGAAGAGTTAGATGATTAAGTGAATCATCGTAATATACTCTGAGTCCATTTAGTCCATTTTCTGGTAATAGGGTGTGTATTGGAGCAGAAAATTTCTCACACAAAAGAGAATATACTCTGATTCTGATACACACCCAACTTTATAAAGGGAAATTGATATGACAGTTAAAGAGTTAATTGAGCATTTAAAAACCTTTGATGAAAATCTTGAAGTTATATATAGAGAATGTTCTGATTGGTCACAAATGAGAGCGGACTTAATTACAAAAGAGAAAGGTGTAGATAAAGATTATTATATTATGCGTTCACATAGAACTATGGTTGATAAAGATAAGGCTACTGAGAAAGAATATGTTTGTTTTCCGGGAAATTGAGGAAATTGATATGCGTACATCTATTACAAATCATACTAAGAAAGAATATATTGGTGATGGAGTTTATATCCAACCAACAGATTTTGGAGATTATTTACTAACAACTGAGAACGGTATTGAAGTAACAAATTCTATATGGCTTGAACATAGAATGTTTGATTTACTTATTCAATATAGGGATAGAATTAATCAGGAAAATAAATAAATGCAAGACAAATTAGCAATTCACGCGCGAGATGGTAAAGTTTATATTAATTTTCCCCAACCAGTTACTAATGTTGAATTTGATATTGCAACAGCATTACAAGTAGCAGAAGGATTAATTAATAGATCTAGGCAGGCATTGCAACAACAGAAACCACTTATTGTTATTCCGAAGGTTAATTAAATTGAAATTCTATTTTAGTAATAGTTTAAGAAAAGATGAAGAACTAATGAACCGATACAATGTTTTGTTTGCTATTGCAAGAGGAAAATCACCTTGCATCAGTCATCATAAACATCCATTTTATGAGTTAATTATTTTTGATTATACGTTTGGAGTCAGATTCTAATGAAAGAAGCAGAACTCATACCAATTGATCCAGTCAAGAGAATTAAAGGAAAGATTACAAAAGTTGACCCAACAGGATTTGGATTTATTACATCAGCAGAACAACCATTTACTACATTCTTTTTTCATTGGTCAGCATTGATGCATAATACAAAGCATTTTACTGAATTAAAGAAGGGCGATTCAGTAATGTTTGAGCCAATTGATTTTACTGATCCAATTACTAATGAGTATAAAGGTTGGCGTGGAATAAAAATTGAGGTGATTTGATGAAAGTTACTGCTATTACACCACTACCAATAAAAAATTCTGTTAATATTGAATTATCAAACTATGAAGCCTCAATTCTTAAATGGTTATTTTCTAGAGTTAGAAGAGAAATGACTAATATTGCTACAGAGCATCTTAAGTTTGTTGTAGATCTTGAACAAGAATTAATGCGAATTGTTTAAGATGACTTACAAGGAAAAATATCTTTTATCAAAATCATGGAGAATTAAAGTAAGTACTGTTTATAAATATCATAAGAAACAACATGATAAATTTGGTAAAGAATGGAAAATCAGATTTACTGCTCAATATTTTGGAATATCTCTCGCGCTTGTAAGTGAAAATTTAAAGTTAGGTAAGAATCTAGATAAGCTAGTTGGATGTAAATCGAGAAATCAGGCATTAAAACTAATCAAAGATGAATAAAATCTATGTTCCCGGAAAAGGCAATGGATCTGCTAAAATTGCCATTATAGGAGAAGCCCCTGCAAATATGGAAACTGAGCAATTAACTCCATTTGTTGGTGCTTCTGGTCAACTTCTTAATGCAATGCTCAAAGAAATAGGCATATCGCGCGAAGAATGCTGGTTAACTAATGTTTGTAAATATCAAATTCCTCCGAATTTGGGTAAGCAGAAAATTCCTTTTCGTGTTAGAGCTGAATCAATTGGGATAAATGTAGATGAAGAAGTTTCAAATCTTAGAAAAGAACTTCTTACAATTAGACCAAACATATTAATCCTTCTCGGAGGATCTGCTTTATATGAATGTGCTGGTAAATCACCTATTCAGAAATGGCGCGGATCAATTATAAGTGCATTTGGAATTAAAGCAATTTCAACATATCATCCTTCACACATACTACATCAAGAAGGAGATGTAAAAGGTTATTGGAATAAGTCAATAATGAAATTTGACTTAAAGCGCGCGGTTAAACAATCTTATTTTCCAGAAATTCAACTGCCTTATCGTAATCTCAATATTTGTACTTCACCAAGTCAATTTTATGATTTCATCCATAGAAATCGCTTTAACAGTAATCCTGCTATAGATATTGAAGCCTTTAAATGTATTCCTATTTGTATTGGTATTAGTTTTATTCCAGGTGAAGGCATAACTATTCCTTTATGGAATCATCATAATATATCATCTCTTAGTAATCAAGATTTAGCTATTCTTTGGAGCATGTTATCAGAATTTCTCGCGAAACATAGAGTAATAGGACAGAATTTTAACTATGATAGAGATAAGATTAAGAGATTAGGATTTATTGTCAAATCGCTTTATTCAGATACTATGCTTAAGGCTTTTTCTATTAATCCAGAATTTCCTAAAAATCTCGCATTTAATACGAGTATATACACAGAAGAACCTTATTACAAAGACGAAGGAATGTATGAAGGTAAAGTATCCGACTTATTAATTGGATGTGCTAGAGATGCTTGTATTACGCAAGAAATTAATACTGCTATGGACCCTGATTTAGATGAATTAGGAGTTAGGCCGTATTATGAGAAATTTCTTCTTCCCTTGTACAATTTATATGGCAAAATCGAGAATATAGGCTTTAAGGTTGATGAATCTTTAAGAAAAGAAACAATTATTAAATACATAGAATGGGACGAGCAAATTCGCTATAAACTTTATAAAATTGTCGGATGCGAAGTAAATGCTTCATCTCCAAAACAGATTACAAATTTACTTTATGAAAATTGGAAACTTCCTTTTCGTGGTGGAACTGGAGAAGAAGTATTAACTCAACTATTAAATCAAAATGTTAAAAGTGATCTTCATAGAAAAGGAATTGAATTAATCTTAGAAGATAGGCAAGTTAAAAAAACTTTATCTTCCTATTTATATGCGCCTACTGATTTTGATGGTAGAATGAAAACTTCTTATTTCATTTGCTTAGAAACTGGTAGATCAGCAACACAGCAACAAGATCCTCCATTAAGACCACAAGTAGAAGTTAGAGATGAATATGGGCATAGAAAAAAGCAATCTATTGGAATGGCATTTCAGACTATTACTAAACATGGTGAAATAGGACCAGAGGTAAGAAGAATATTTGTACCCGATGAAGGTGAAATATTCTTACAGGCTGATAGTTCACAAGCTGAAGCGCGAGTAATTTTTCTTTTAGCAGAAGATTATGAAGCACTAGAAGATATTGATAAAAGAGATTATCATGCTTATACTGCATCGTGGTTTCTCGGCGGGTCGGAGGAACAACACAGTAAAAAAGCTCATGGTGGTAAAGAATCTCCTGAAAGATTTCTTGGTAAAACTTTAAGGCATGCTGGTCATTTAGGTGCATCTAAACGACGCGCTGCATTAGAAGTAAATACTCAAGCGCGAAAGTATAAGATTCCTATTGTCATTACTGAAGCAATAGCAGATAAAGCATTAAAAGTATTTCATGCAAAGCAGCCTAAAATTAAGCAGATATTCCAAGAAGGCATACGAAAGTGCATAGAAAAAGATAGAAAATTAATAGCACCATCTCCTTATGGAATTGATTGTGGAGCACCAAGGATATTTTATGAGCGATACGGAGAAGATTTATTCAGACAAGGATTTAGTTACATTCCACAACGAACTGTTAGTGAAAATACTAAAGGAGTTGCGCTTAGAATCAGCGGTAGTATGGAGTATGGCATTACAGGCAGAGCAAGCTGGATCAAAATTATCGTTGAATCTCACGACGCCTTACTTGTCTCAGTTCCAATTAATAGAAGGTTTGAAGCAGCTAATATTCTTAGAGAAGAATTTGAAAGACCTATTAACTTTTCTAAATGCAGTTTGCCAAGAGGACAATTAATTATTCCTTGTGAAATTGAATCTGGCTATAACTATAAAGATTTGTCAAAGTTTAAATGGCTTGTGGAGGAATAATGAGTTTAATTCCAGGAACTAATTTTAAAGCATATAGATTACATAATGGGTCGATTGGAACTGAATACCAAGCAATACTAGAAAGTATTGAATCATTAGAAGTACGAAAAAAGGATTTAGAATTTCGTATATATGATCTAAGAAAACAACTTCCTAACAGTGAAGGGAATCCAGAAAAATGACCCAAGAACCAGAAACAATTCAATCCTGGATAGATTACATTAATGAACATGGAATTAATCTAACCAAATGGGAAGAAGATTTCATGGAATCTATTACAGATCAATTTGCAGTAAGAAATTCTTTATCTGATAAACAAGAAGAAATCTTAGAAAGAATCTATACGGATAAAACTCCATGATAATCAGATTCAAAGAAATCGTAAACGATAAAGAACTCGATTTAGAATTTGTGTCAAAAAGTATTGAAACACATAGTTACTTAGGAGATAACCCAGAATTAGTTAGATTAATAATTGATTCTGCGCGTTTGGCAATTCAATCTTATAATCATGCATTGAAAAAATAATGACATGGCTCGATGATTTAGTTAATGAGCATAAAGCATTTGAAGCTCCTCTTAATTTTTGGCGCTGGGCTGCATTATCAGCAGTAAGTGCAGTAGTTAAGGATAATTTATGGATCTCTAGAATTCAGTTCTTGCAATACCCAAATATATTCGTCCTTCTTTATGCAGATTCAGGCTTAAAGAAAGGCGGACCTATATTTATGGCTAAGCAATTAGTAACTAAAGTAAATAATACTAAAATTGTTTCGGGTAGAAGTAGCATACAAGGAATTCTCAAGAAACTCGGAACTGCTGAATCCAGACCCGGCGGAGTAGTTATTAATAAAGCAACTGGATTTATCTGCGCGAGTGAATTATCATCAGCATTAGTTAAAGATGAAGCAGCACTAGATATATTAACAGATTTATTTGATAGGTCATGGAATCCGGGTAATTATGAATCATTACTTAAACAAGAATCATTTAATCTAAAAGATCCAACAATTACTATGTTAGGTGGTATTAATGAAGCTCATGCAGAAGCATTATTTGCTACAAAAGATTTACATGGTGGATTTATTGGTAGAAGTTTTATTATACATGAATCAAAAAGAAATGCTATTAATTCTCTAGTAAGTGAAACAGATTTAGAAATTGATACGCAAATAGATTATACAAAATACTCTGATTACCTACAAACTATTGCATTATTAAGGGGACCATTTAAGCCACTTACTAAACAAACTATATCAGGTAGATTCTTTGATGATTGGTATAATGATTTAGTTAAGAATATTGAAAAGAAAGAAATTAAAGATCCTACAGGTACCTTAAATCGCGCGTCAGAATCAGTTATTAAAATTTCTATGTTGTTATCATTAATTCGTGAACCAAACTTAGAAATAGGAATAAAGGATTTAGAAATAGCAATTAAGATGTATGAATCTTTAGTCGGTAATATGCGAAAGACTACTTCTGCTCAAGGTGAAGCACGTTGGATGAGACAAAAAGCAGAAATAATGAATGAACTCCGAACGCGAGATAATCATATGATAAGTAGAATACAATTAAATAAGAATTTTTGGACCTCAGCTAATAGTCAAGATTGGGATTTAATTATGGAATCTTTAAGAGATGGTGGATGGGTTACATTTGAAATGGTTGGGCCTAATTTGATGTATGTTATGCCTGAGGAAAGAGCAATTGAATTGAATGAGAGAATGAAAGGGAAGAATTAATCATGGAAATCAATCTTGTAATTGACATGCTACTAAAAATAAAAGAACAACATGGAAACATTCAAGTTTATTTTGATTGCCCAGAATGTAATAAATCATTTGTACCAAATAGAATTGTTCCTATAGCTAAAATGTCTGAAATTAAAACTTAGAAATTAATCCGGGGATGATGGAATAGCAGACATTACAGACTTAAAATCTGTTGGTAGAAATACCGTGTGGGTGCGAATCCCACTCCCCGGACCAAATAATTTTATGTATTACTATTGTTTAAAATGCAAAACTAGAGTTTCTGAAAAAGATATAATTATGGAACCTACCATGAATGGTGATTATAATTATAAGCATATGCTTTATTATTTACAAAGTGGAAAGAAAGATTATGTTTTGCATCCAGCAAGGAAAGTTTTTGAAAAGGAAATAAAATGCCAATCGAACTCTCAGAATTTCCAGTAAAAGAAAAGAAACCAGATAGATATAATTCCCTATTTGATGGTAAAATATGGAAGGTTCATCCATCTGAATATGATTATGATGTTGAGGATATAAAAGCATTTATAGCCTCAATTAAAAATTCAGCAGCTAAACAAAAGATTTATTTGAAAACTTTTATAACTGCTGATGATCACGTAATACTTTCTAAGCAACCTGATGGATATATTCCTAGAAAAATTACTAGAAAGAAAAAGGAAAATGAATTGGTAATTGAACACATTGGAAAGGAAGATCTATAATGCCTAAGACTTTATCAGGAATTTTTGCTGATGTGTGCTATGCTCCATTTCCCACAATTGTGATAATTGAAGATGACTACAAAACAGTCCATTATAAAAATCTTCTTACTGGAGATGTATTTCGCACTGTTTCTCTGCAATTTGATTCATTATTCTTGCGGACTGCCTCCAAAGTAACTGAGATTAGATGCGTAGCGCAGATAGCAATTAGTCAGCATGTAAATAAATTAGCAATTATTTATAATGATGGTCATATAGAAATTACTCAACACAATTGCTCAGGCCAAGAGGGATGTTATATTCAATGCTTAAATGATAAGTTTGAAATCTATTGCAAGATTGATAGTTGGAACTATATCATAATTTTAGAAGATGGAACATTTACTGATCCAATTCCTATTCCATTTCCAGAAGGAACAGTTCAAGGAATAATTGATATTCTTCATGGTTGCCCCGGCTATGCAAATGGAACTATTTTTTGGGGTGAAGAAAGAACTAGAGAAGTAGGAGGATTGAAATTTGTATATCCAGTTTATAGAAATGGAGTTACTTTTGGTCAAGAGTATTCAAAGGTAGATAGATTAGTTGGTAATGATAATGTAACTACACAAAACTTCCTCGCGCTTGATAATAAATTGGGTAAGTATCCTCATTTAGCAACCGATAGTTATCAATATTTATCCTGCTGGGCAGAATTAAATAATGTTATTGGTTATGAATTCTATCCACCATTTCCTCCATATACACCTCCAATTGTAATTGATGATCCTGTTCCTACTGAACCTGAATCAGAAAAAGTAGATATTCCATACTTTGCAAAAGCAAATCATAACTTTGACTTAATGATTCCAGATAGTCCATCTGATAAAAAGCGATTAACTTGGATAGGAGATTCTAATCCTACTGAATCCAATGTAGTGGGACTATTCTTTACTTACTCACAAGAATCAATACCAGATGCAGTAGCTATTTGTAAAGCAATTAAGAAGCCATTATGCTTTTATGTTGATGGTAATGATTTTGGTTCAAATCATGAATCTATTTGTAAAGATATTGAAACTGCTAATCAAATAGAAGTTTGGAGATCATGGAATTGCTATCCAAAGGATTCACAATACAATGAAAGTCCTCCTTATGATAGTTTATTAAGAATCCAAAATGATAACCTTTCTCGAACTACTGGTAAGGTAGCACCTTGGTTTGCATTTTATAGGCAGATTTATCAGGTGGTTCCTGAGCCAAAATTCACATTAAAACTATCTACTGTAGTTTCAGCTTTGGACCACTTATGGCAAATCTTTGCACAGAATAATAGATGTGTAGGAATCAATGGATTTACCTATGATCGCGCGAATGGAAAAGATGGAGTTATTGCTTGGAAGGAATTACAAGAATGCGAAAGATTAATGAGAGAAAATATTCCTCAAATTGTTATTGTTCCAATTCCTCCACCAGTAGTAATAACTAAGAAGAAATCATTTTGGGAAAAGTTGCTTGATTTGTTGAGAGGCAGGAAATAATGTTACCAAAACAAGAAGCTCACTTACAATCTGTTAAAGATAGATTTACTAATCTAGTAGATTCCAAATATAGAAAAGGCCAACAAGAACACGGAGGAGATTTAATAGATAAAAATATTGAAGACATTATTGATTTCTCTATAGAAGAAGCTATTGATATGGTAGTATATTTATTTACCATAAAAGAACAGTTAGAAAAAGCTAAATTAAAGAATCATATTAGTAACTTAGCAACTATTAGAGAGACTAAGATTTAATAAATTTTCATCTCAGGTTGTTCTTTACCAAATAATTTATGACCCTGACCTCTTTCATCATAAATTTGAGTACCCATACCAACAGAAGATGGAATTAATGCTGGTAATAAGGTAGGATCTTCTTGAATTAAGTCAGATAAATCTTGTAAAATAATAGGGGTGAATAATTTCATAGTTCTATCAACAATATCAAAAGGCATATTCTTAGTAGCAAAAAATGGGTCACTAACAAAACCTGGAGTTGGAGCTAACTTATTTCGTACAAATCTAATAATAGCTTCTCCACGCGTTTGTGATCCAAATTTCTCGCCATATTCACTTGTTTTACCACTAGTAGATGATGTATAACCACCACCTAATGACTGTGGTCTAAGTCTACTCAATAAAACTAGATATTGCTGAAATCCAGCACCAGGATCTAATCTGGTATTACCAATTTTAACCTTACCAAAATCAGCACTATTAGAATCAGATGTAGCTTTACCACCAGCTAATTTCCCTAGCTGTTCCATAGTAAACCATGCACTAGCCATAGAAATTATCGATTTTAAATATTGCTTACGAATAAATGCTGGCTTACTAATATAGTTTGCAGGATTCATCATTTGAACGCGCGAAGCAATAAATCTAGGAGCAAATAATCCAGTATTTAATGCAACAGCATATTTTTCTAAACTACCTAAACTACCTCTACCAGATGCATTATTAATATATCCAGCAATATCTCTTGCAAAAGGAATATTAGTTCTTGGATTAAGCCTTTCAACTTGAGCTAATTCTACTGGAGTTTTAGCAATTAACTTTGTTGATTCATAGATTCTCTCGGTATCCTTAATTAAAGAATTAAAATTATCTGCCCTAAGTTTATTTGCAAATGCTGTATAAGCACGATTAGATGCTCGAATACCAGGAATCTTTTCAGCAAAAGTTGACATTATCTGTTCTTCGCGACTAGATAAGTCAGTTAAATCAGTTACTGCTAAACCAGCTTCTTCAGCAAAAGAAGGTCTAAATTCTCCATTTGGGGCTTTTCTTGGTTTAAAATTTGGATGTTCTACAATTGAATCAATAACTCCTCTATATGATTTCTCAGATCCATATGATCTTAACATATCATCCCAAGAAGTCCACCATCCTTTTGTATGTATTAATCCTAGTCCTTGTCTAAATGGAAAAGAAATATCATATGCAGCTTGAATAGCGCGCGGAAGATTTACTGATTCTTGAATTAAACTTCTTCTAATATCAATCTTTGGTAAATTTGTTTTAATATTAGCAATTGAATCTTTACCAAATACTGATTCAAGTAATTTAATTTCGCTATCTTGTGGTACTCTACCTTCAATAATCTTAACTAATCCTGATGTTGCTGATTCCTTTTGAAATCTCATTAATGTTGGAAATTCATTAATTGTATCAACTAATGAATCTACATCAATTTGGTCCAACTTTAGTGGTTCAGTACTAACTTTAGTATATTCACCTTTTAATTTACCAAGCCTCTGGTAATGACCGGCTAATCCTTTAGTAGTAACTGTTTCTGCTTCTCCTACGCGCTTAGCACGTTCAATAGAATAAATCTGTGCCTGAAGTTTATTTAATGGCTTGGCTTGTTGAGTTGCTTCAACTAATCTATCAATTGGAGTTTTTTGATTAGGAACTTCTGGTATTTTTTCAATAGGAAGATTTTCTTGAATTGGTAAAGATTCAGGAATTACTTCTTGTTTATTCAAAGGCAAATCAAATTCAGTTTTTGGAATTTCTGCTACTGGTAATTTAGCTTTTGGCTTAATTCCCGCACCATATTTTAAACCTAATCCACCACCAATAGCCTCAGCACCACCTAATAATCTTTCTCCAATAGACGAATCTGGTTTTAATAAATT